CATCATTGCCTCAGCTATCCTGTCCGAATCCCACGGTTCCATGAGCTTCCAGTCTTCTCGGATGTGGTAGACAACGTGCATATCGTTCCGAAGCTCTTCATCCGCAACCATCTCATACGTGATGCCCAGAGCCTTCTTAATGAGTTTATCCAATTCGTAATAATCAACCCTGAATACTGGGGCTGTTAGGGGTTTGAATATTTTATCCACGACGCCTCCTAGAAATCCTCTATCAACTTGCAGGACACGTAAAGCTCTTTCTTGGTTGCATACTTGGGCTTTACGAAATCATATGCGGCTCTGGCCATCCATGGCTTACCGGAAACCACAACCGTTCCGGTTTCAGCATCGTGGAGTTCCCAGCTTTTAATCCAGCCATGGGAATACTCACCACGCTTGACATAGAAGTCAGAGCGGACAGCCTTGCACTCCCTACCTTCGTAGGTGATTGTCTTCAACTTCATGACAGCCTTGCCAGCCTCTTCTATTTTTTTCAGCTTTCTTGCCGCCACAACAAAAGGATTCTCTGTCATCACACTTCCTCCAGCTTCATCAGTTTTTTCAGAGTCCGTGCATAACGCTCAGTCCTTCTAACATCCTCAACCGTTATCGTCTTCATCCGAGTCAGGTCCATGTTGTGAATAAGATCATATTTCTTAACCACCTTTGCGATGGGCTCTACTGAGAACCGTTTGAAGTAATCGTTCCAACTTTCACCGGGCCTTCGTGTCACACCGTCCACTCCATCAACCACATCCGCCGAGAAAATTTTCGCTAAATCCTCCAAAGTGGTCTCCGTATCCTCAACAACATCATGAAGAAGAGCAACCGCAAGCATCTCATCTGACACAAAATTTGTCTCATATTCCAACATCAAGTTGGCCACTGCGGTGGGGTGTTTCCAGTATGGAACGTCAGATTTGTCAAGCACCCCAGCGTGAGCTATCATCATCAGCCTCTCCGCCTTTAGGACAACCTCTCCGGCCTTGTGGCCACCACCCATGGCGACCAGCCGCTTGGCCTCTGAGAAGGAAACTACCGCTCCCGTCTCAAATAGTGTTTTTATTAGAATATCATTTCTCATTACTACCTCCACCTATAATATAACCTTTTTAATGGAGTGTGTCAAGAAAATACTTACAGTTCTATGAAGCCAAGAATATCTACGATGTGAGCTACACCATCTACAACAATTACATCACCAACACTCATGGATGTGTGACTAGTACCAGCACTCCTGATGATGTATCTGGCTTCACCCCATGGGCTCCAAATATGGCCCTGCATGTTCATAAAGACGTTCTCCAAAGTCAGATCAACCTCACCCAGCTTGGCGTGTGTTTCTTCCAGTGTTTCAAGAGTGGGAAGTAGACCCCGCCTTTTTAAACCAGACAGATCACGGAGAGCCTTAAAAAAGAACTCAGTTTTAGCGAACCATATCTCGGTGGTCCCCGGCTCCAAGTTAGGAGCATCTGTAAGTTCCTTGTATGCTTTTACGCCTTTTGGTAAGGGTGCCAGTGCCATGACTATCTCCTTTATAGTTTATCGATTGCTTTGGCGGCGGCCTCTGCGGAACCAAAGGTTCTAATCTTTCCGGTCTCATTCCGAAGAACCTTATTGGACAGAAAGACTGCCCAAGGTCGTGTGGTGTTAGGATTGTAGTTTATTCCCCAACCACCTTTTGACCGCATAATTTTAGCGGAACCGTAAGAGTAACTTCTTACCCAACGACGATTCCTCATTCCGGCCAAGTCCAAAACTTCTAGGGTCTTTTTCATATCAGATCACCTCTTTCATCTATCACACCATCCACAACCAGTTTATCGAAAGCTTTGTCACAGGCTCTACACTCACCACTGTATCCACCACCAATACGATAATCAAGAAGTTCTGTGTCTGGGTTTGGAACCCGCTTGCCACACAGGGTCTTTTTTGGAGTTTTTGACCAGTCTCCCCACGTTTCCCCCGTGGCGTCAAAAGCGTGTCCTATTGTCCAACGGCCATGAACCGTCTTCCTACGTTTCCGGTAGGGAGCCGATATCCAAGAAACACCTTTAATCAGAGTCTTCATCCGTGATACCTCTTTGAGTACGTTGTAACCTCAACAAAAACTATTCTACCCAAGTTATCCCGAAGGATGGCCATATTCTCTCTTAACCACTTATCCAGTTCACAATCCCACCTCTTACAGAAGTTGGTGATGGTTCGTTTGACACCGCCCGGAGAGACTATTTTTCTTTCCAGAACATTATCGTTACCATCTATGAACAAGATCAGCTTCATCACAACCTCACCAACACTATGAGCGATACAGGTTCCGTGGAAAACAGTAACCTCAGAGCAGTCCGAGGACCAAACGTTCTGAGAACCAAAATCACGTGTCGTCTTGTTATCACGCCTATCATGTCAGTTCCTCTATTGTTACGTCTGTCAACCAAGTAACAAAGCTGATGACAATTTTGCCTTTATTGAAAGACCCCAAGTTATCTTCGCTCAAGGTGTACCATCGAACAGTGCCAGTGCCGGGGTGTTTGTAAAGATACCATTTTCGGCGGCCCCTGACTGTTTCGGTCATTACATACTCACGGGGCTCTCCGAAGGGGTGGTAGTTACCTTTTACCAAGACTTTCATTTCTCAAGTTCCTTCAAGCATTTGAAGCATACATCGTACTCACTGTAGACGGCCAACTTCCTGTCTTCCCATTTGTAAGCTCTTTTGAATTTCTTTCTTCCACAGAGAGCCGCTGTTTTGTCTTTCTTAACTATGTGAAGAACAGTTCCCATGAATACTACCTCCACCTATAATATAACCTTTTTAGATGAAGATGTCAACTATATTAGTTAGATTTTTCGGGTGGCGGTACAGGCGGCAACGGGGGTGGTGCATAGACCGGAATCCGTGTGGATTCGTAGGCGGCTTCTTCTCTTTTGCGCTTTTCTTCTAATGCTATCAATAGTGCGATATTCAATTTCATGACTACCTCCATCTATAATATAACTATTATTCGCAACAATGTCAAGGAAAAACAACATAAAATTTTCTGACATTTTTGAATAGAAGGGAGCCGGAGATTTTGTCTCCGGCTAGGGGGTGGGAAAGGGGAACTTGTGTGGGTGGGTCGGGTCGGGACTGGGGGCAGAGGAAAGATTACGCCACAGACGCTAGAAGTGCCGCCTTCACTTCAGCCCGTTTCGTGGCAAAGGAAAGGAATGTTAAAACCAGTTTCAGCATGACTATCTCCTTTAGACAGCCCAGCCTTTGGCCGGGGCAGGGGTAAAAAGTTTTTCGAAAGCGGTAAAAATAAATCCTGCTGGCTTCCAAAAGAAGAACTCTCCGAAACGGTCAACCCAACAATCTTTCATCTTTGTTTTTCTCCTTTCATCTCTCTTCATCTATAATATAACCATTTTTGCCTTCTGTGTCAAGTAAAATACATATAAAACTTTCTTATAACAAAATTTAGTTCTTATGGTAATATGACTAAACATTGGAGGATTGGTATGAGATGTTTAGAAAGAGTTAAAGAAGTGAAAAAATATCTACAAGGTCGTGAGATGAATACGCACGATTTAACCCTGTATTGGGGGCTCATGGCGGAGATTGAACATATGGCTGAACATATTCAGTTATTAAAGGAAATAGCTGAAGAGGGGGTAATGTTAGATTCAAACAAAGTAAACGACACTTATGCCCATATATTGGAAGGAGCACACTCATGATGAAAGCACCGCCGCCCAAAACGTTTGACATTGGGGTGTGGGATTTATCTCATTTGTTCCATCGTATTGTTCACGAGAACGTGCCAGACCTTGAGGATAATGGGTACACGAACTTCGCCCTGCTCCGACATCAGATGTTGATGAGCATTATAGCTGGCCGAAAAAATCACGGCGTGAAAAAGATAGTTCTTGCCTGTGACTCTATGTCCGGTTACTGGAGAGCAAAGGAATACCCGCATTACAAGGGGTATCGTGCTATCAAGAGGAAAGAGAGTCCTATCCCGTGGAAATTAGTCAATAACTTCTTCAAGGAGTTCAAGCAGGAGATTCGAAAAAACTTCCCGTGGAGGATAATTGAAATTCCACAAGCTGAGGCGGATGATGTTATCGCTACTATCTGTATCCGCTGGGGTATTGAAAAGAATATCCTTATCGTGGGGTCTGATAAAGATTTCATTCAGCTTCATCGTTACGCCGGGGTGTACCAGTATGATCCCATCAAACGGGAGTATCTATTGGACAACGATCCGGAAGTTGAGCTTCAGAAGAAGATTCTCCAAGGGGAATCCAAGGATGGGGATGGTATCGGGAATGTGTTGATGTCTATGGATGATTGCCATAATTGGCTTTTTAAAGAAGTCCGCAAAAAGCCGTTCGGAGACAAGGCGTCTGACAAGGTGTTGGTTCAAGGCGTCCCGGAGTGGTTGAAGGAACAGGGAGAGGAAGTTCAGGAGAACTATGAGCGGAACAAAAAGCTGGTAGACCTCCGTTATGTTCCGGAAGAATTGATGAGAGAAGTTTTATTATCTTTCCGCACAGAAGTTGGTAACAAAGATAGTATGGCTCTGTTAGAATACTTGGGTAGGTCCAAACTTCGTGTGGTTGCTGAGAACATAGCGTTCATTTAAACAATTAGGAGTGGGATGGAAAATTTAATCGTTCATGCGGTGGTCGCTGATCCAGCGTTCGCTAGAAGGGTATTGCCTCACCTACCGCATACAGCATTTGACAAAATTGAGAATCAGGAACTGTATCTCATCATCAAGGATTATTATATTCAGTATGAGAAACTTCCTACGTGGGAAGTCCTGAAACTTGAGGTAGAACAAAAATGGAAAGGTGACGATACCAAGAAGAATTTGTCCATTGCCGTGCTGGAACATATTCAAGATATTCATACCCAGACAATCCCTGATTACGATTTAGAATGGCTCGTTGACAAGACAGAGGCTTGGGCCAAAAATCAAATCCTATTCAATTCCATGATTCAAAGTGTTCGTATTATCAAAGGTGAAGAGAAAGGTGACCGTTCCGGTATTCCTTCTATAATTCAAAAGTCCTTGGGTTTTGAGTTCGATACAAGTATTGGGCATAACTATTTAGAGGACTGTGGGGAACGGTTTTATGATTACCAAAACAAAGAAGATCGTCTCCCATTCGGGATGAAGTATTTCGATCTTACTACTAACGGTGGTATCCCCTTAAAAACTATGTGGCTCTGGGTAGCTGATACGGGTGTGGGCAAAACTCTTACAATGTGTCACTTTGCGGCTCATTGGTTTAACGCTGGATACAATGTTCTGTATGTGACAGCGGAAATGCCAGAGAGGTGGATTGCTCGGAGGATGGACGCTAACCTCATGCGGATGAATATTAACCATTTGGAAGGTGTTGAGAAAAGTAAATACTTTGGTAACATGAAAGCTTTGTACGAAGATGTTCATCAAAGGTACGGCAATTACATGTACATCAAGGAGTATCCAACATCCAGTGCTAGTGCTGGGGATGTTAGAATTTTGCTTTCTGAATTGGAGATGAAGAAAGGATTTAAGCCGGATGTGGTGATGGCTGATTATCTTGGCAACTTTAACCCTGATCGGACCTACTTACAAGGTGAGGGTGGATATAGCCGGGGCAAAGCTGTAGCGGAAGAATTCCGGGGATTGGGTGGAGAGTTCAATACCCGTATCATGACAGCCCATCAGCTTAATCGGGAAGGTGGCCGGATATCTGATCCCGGTAAGGAACACCTTGCGGATTCATATGCTATCGTTCAGACAGCGGATGCCGCTTGTTTCCTTATTTACCCCAAGAAAAATCCAGTGGAGAAGATGAACAGATATTACGTCAAGATGGAGAAGAATAGGTTCAACAGTAGATCAGAATACCCTGAATTCAAGATAGGCGTGGACTATCCAGAGATGAGGTTGTATGATGTTGACGATGCCACCTCTGAGGATACTAACGCTATGAGGTTTAATAAAGCCCCAGATTTTGAGGGTCATGTGGACGGTGACCCCCTCAAAACTCTTTTCACTAATACCCCCGCCGACAAAAGTTAACATGTATTAATTACTCCACTCCGATTGATACATGTTAATTTCATAAGGCCCCCAATTCGGGGGCCTTTTCTTTATAAATACTTAAAATCAAGGAGGAAATGAATGAGCGAAATCTTAAAGGATTTCAACGGATTCTTCTCCGGTGTTGTTGAGGATAATAATGATCCCCTCAAAATGGGCCGTTGTCGTATTCGTGTGTTGGGAATCCATACCTCATTAAAACAACATGGAGATACAGAAGGTATACCAACAAATCATCTCCCGTGGGCTGAGCAAGCTTCTCCAATTCCTCTAAATTCTGGTTGGGGACTTTCATCAATCCCCGAACAAGGAACGTGGGTATGGGTCTTTTTTGATGGAGCAGACCCGTGGAAGCCCGTGTATTTCGCTGGACGGCCGGGTATTAATAATGCCCCAATCAACACGGCTGAAGGCTTTACAGACCCAGACGGCGAATTTCCAACACCGGAGTACAATGGGGAAAGTGATGTCAACAAGTTAGCCCGTGGTGAAGTAGTTGGCCGAATGGTGGTTCATACCGAACCTGAGACTGAGGCCGCCCCAGAATATCCGAACAATCATGTTTTACAAATTGGCAATCACATTGTAGAGATTGATAACACCAATGGCAAGGAACGGATTCGTATTAAACATATGTCGGGGACGGAGACAGAGATATTCCCAGATGGTCGTAAAGTAGACCTTATTATTGGAAATAACTATCGTATCGTGAAAGATGGAGAAATCGTCTACGTTCAAGCTGACAAGGACGTTACAATTCAAGGGAGTCACAAAGAGGACATTGCTGGGGATGAAACAAGAAGCATCCAAGGGAATCGCAAGGAGAACATTGGGGGCACTCTTGTAATTGAGGTGTCTGGCAACGCTACCATTAAAGCTCCTACGGTGACGTTAGATGGAGATGCTGTTGTGACTGGCAAGTTGGATGTAGCTAAGAACGCTACCGTTGGTGGCACTATGGCAATAACCAAATCTATGACAGCGGATGGTGGGAAAACGAAAGCAAGTGGTGGTAATCTGGAAGTCTCTGGCACGTTGAAAGCCGCACGTGGGGATCATGGACACCCACATAGTGATATCGACGGCCATTCGCACTAAATACTTATAGGTAATAAATATGGCCGAAATACGAACTTATCATTTTTCAGATATCAGCAAGCGATTCACTCCAAACGCTTATCGAGACATCTCTATTAAAAAAGATGAAGATGCCGTTAAAGAATCTGTGCTGAATATCTTACTCACAAACAAATTCGAACGTCCAGACCGACCCGAATTTGGTTGTGGGATTCGTGGTCTTCTATTCAAAGAACTTTCCCGGAAGACAGTGTTTGCGTTGGATAGAATTATTCATGAACAGTTGACAAGATGGGAGCCCCGGATTGATATCCGATTTCTGAGCATTGATCCGGATTACACGAACCAAGGATATAGAGTTCGATTAGTAGTTAATATCATCGGAACTACCCGGACAGTTGAACTAAACTTTTTCCTTGAAAAGATACGATAAGAGGGACACATATGAACATCCAACCCCAAACCATCGATTTTGAAGAAATTCGACAAGAGATAATCTCTTATCTTATTACGAAAGAGGGTTTCACAGATATCGATTTTGAGGGGAGTAATATCAGCATTCTTGTTGATATCCTTGCTTCGGTGACTGCCAAGCTTCATTATAATTTAAACATGTCTGTGAATGAGCTTTTCTTGGATTCGTCCCAAATACGTAAGAACGTTGTGGCTATTGCAAAGTCTTTATCCTACTACCCGAAGCGTCCAGTATCTTCCAAAGCTACTATAGAATTGGAACTTAAAGCGGAAGAAATTCCAGAGGGTGTTGGAGAAGGATATGAGGTGACACTACCAAAGGACACCATTTTCAGAGCGGGTGGGTACGAATTTAGAACTATAACAGAGGTGAAACTGCTATGGACTGGCGGTTTAGTGAAAAGACAGATACCTTTGTATCAACTCCGAAAAGACACTACTTTAGAGATTCATACACTGTTTGACCAGACCCAGCATTTGGATATTAAGATTTATAGTCTTGATATTGAAAATGATCTTGGTTTAATTGTTGCTATTGATGGAACAGTGTGGACCCCAGATATCGATGAGAATATTACAGAGATTCAGGGTGACGATGAAATCTATTTCATCAATGAATTTGAAAGGGGATTGCAAATCAGGTTTGGGGACAGCATTCTTGGTCTTCGACCAGATGACGGACAAACGTTGGACATCGATTTGTACCTGACGGATGGGGCCGTGGCTAACAACCTGTCAGACTTCGTGATGGAAGGTCCGGAGGTGGGGGATATTATTGACAACGATCTTCCTCAGAATACCTTTACATCATCTCAATTCGCCGTGACGTTGGTAGATAAATCACAAGGTGGAGCGAACATTGAGTCTATTGATTCGATTAAAGTTAACGCTCCACGTTTTTATGTGTCCCAGAATCGGGCCGTGACCTTGTACGATTATCTTGTATTACTGGAGCGTGGAAGCTTTCAATTTTCCCCAAATAGTATCACGGTCTGGGGTGGTGACCAGAACTTCCCCCGTAACTTGGGAAAGGTTTATATGTCTTTCACTAAACAGTCCGGAATTGAACAGCTTCTAAGTGATGATGAAAAACAAGAGATTATTACTTACATTAAACAGTTCTCTATTGTCACCCTTCAACATGAAGTGGTTGATCCAGAGTTCATCTATATCACCGTAACCAGTGTGGTCAAGGCGTATAATGACGCCAACACTCAACAAGTGAAGTCAGATGCTACGGTTGCTGTGGTGGATTATTTGAAGAGCGTTTCCAGTTTTAATAGTTCCTTTAAACAATCTGCTATCACAACTGACATTGATCAGATTAATGGCGTGTCTTCGAATTCATATGAATACAATATGTATTTCAGGCTCAGGGGTGAGGGAAGCCGTCTATACCAGAAACGTTTGGTTAAGAACGTTCTTCCAGAGAGCATGTCGGGTAGTTTTGTAATAGGTCCACAAAACTATTTACTTGAAGATGATGGCAACGGGAAAATGCTCCTGAACGATGATGTTATTGGAACCATTAATTATGTTGAAGGTTTCATGACCATCGAACTTCCAATAGCATTGGATACTGACAATAATATTGATATTTATTTTGAGGTCAGCACTGTTGACTTTGATATTGAACGAAACCTTGTATTGGTTGGATTAACCCCATCCGTCAACGTTATCAAACTTGAAGTGACTGAATAATGAGCCTCTATCCAGAAGAGTTCGGCAAGAAGTTTATACAGGTCTATAAGGATAGACTGATACCGGATTTCATTCGTCAATATTATCCAGAGTTCTCTAATGTGGTGGAAGCGTGGTTGGAGAGTTATGATAAAAGTGAACAAGCTGAAGAAGATATTCAGGATAGGTACGGGGCATATAGCCTTCTAATCCGCATTCACGAACTCATTGATATTGACAAGACGGATGAAGAGTTTCTTACCTTGTTTATCACCCAATATTTATTTTCCACTCAACCCGTTATTTTGGAGCTTATGGATGTTCGGATGCTTATCCGAAACTCCAAACGCTTGTGGGCTGAGAAAGGAAAGCTGAGCGCATTCCGGTTCCTTTTTTATCTTGTGGATTCATCTATTGTTATAACAGAACCTCAACCACTCATTTGGAAAGCCTCTGAAAAAGGTCACCTCTTATCAGGAGCGGCTATAGGAGACGATCCGGATTATGAATCAAAGCGGTTACACGATAACATATTTTATACTCATTATGTTTATGGGGTGAATACATCCGTTTCCCCAGACACTACAAGAGAACTTCTTTACAAGTATCTTCACCCGGTAGGGTTTAGCCTGTATCTGGATTATTATGATTTTGCCAATGATGGGTTTCCATTAGAGTGGACATGGACAGCGTATGATTCAGAATTGGGTATTCCGATTGATCTTGCACTTCTTTTAAATCCATCTACTGTGCTTTCACAATTAGTATCAGAAACTGTATTTCATATTGTATACACCCTTGGAACCAGCTTTTTATCTTATGATCCAACCTATGATGAAATATGGGATAAGACAGTGGATACAGAATTTTATGCTATTGAGGACTTCGGTCACGTTCCAATTCAGGATTTCGCTGATAAGGCCGATGAATTGTTTAGATGGAAACCGAAAGCTGAAGTGGTTATTGTTCCTCCCTAATAATATAAATACTTAAAAATACATAGGAGTATAATATGCGTCCGTTAAAACTTATCACAGAATCAATCCCATATGACATGATTGAGCGGGAATACATTGAAGAATCGGATCAGATGTTCTTCAGTGGACCTTTTGTGGATTTTGCCAAGAATCGTAATGGCCGAAGGTACGTCAGAGATGACATGCTGAAAGAGGCTGAACGGTATACCAAGGAAGCCATCGATACCAAAATGGCGTGGGGAGAGTTGGACCATCCTCAGTCAACCACAATTAATGCTTCCAATGTTTCTCACATCATCACTCAGCTTATCCCAGAAGAAAATTACATTACCGGGAAGGCCAAGATAGTTAATACAGAGAAAGGCAAAATTGCCAAGATTCTTATGAAAGAAGGGAACGTGGGTATTTCTACCCGTGGTGTGGGAGAGGTTTTAAAAGATGGTGTGGTTGCTAATTACAGGTGGATCGCCTCTGATTTGGTGTTGAATCCATCTGGCTTGAACTGTTACGTGGAAATCGTTCATGAGAATATTGATTATATGATTGAGAATGGAATGATTATCGAAGCAAGCAAACTTCATGCCAAACAGAAATCTGCTCAACAATACCGGGAAGAACTTCTGGAACAGATGGCAAAATTCTTCAAGAGTTTGAAGGTTGAGGTTTAAGATGAGAACCTTTAATGACCTTCATGAACTCATTACAGAAGCTGTTGCCATGACGTTGGACCCGGAAGACATGAAGTTAGTAGATCAACAAAAAGAATCTTTAAAACATATTCATGCCGCCATGGAATCATTGAAAGGTAATATTTCCAAGATGAGTGGGGTGGATGTTAGAGATGTAATAAAAAGTTTGAAAGCGGCTAAGAATCGTATCGAAAAGAACTTGTCATTTATTGACAGGGTGTTTGGAAAAAGTGGCCGAAACATTAGAGCGGCTTAAACACCGGGAACTGTTATAAATACTTAAAACGTAACTTACATTATTATCACCCCTAAAAGGAGATTACCATGTTTGACGAACTTCTAAAAAAATTGCGGGAAATGGATAAAGATGGGGAGGTTGTCAATGAGGAATTCGTTGCCAGTCTGAAAACCATCTTTGAAGCCGCTGTTACGGAAGCTACAGACAAGGCGCTGGAAGAAAAGAAAGTTGAACTTGAAGAAGCACAGGAAAAAGCTATCGAAGAGTTCAGGGTTGACACTCTCCAGCAACTGGATGAATACCTTAACTACGTTGTGACCGAGTACATGGATGATAACCGTGTATCCATCGAAGAAGGTCTCCGTGGTCAACTGGCTCTTGAGACGGTTGAGAAGGTAACTTCTGTACTGACCGAAGCGGGTATTAAAGTGGACGATGAATCCAAAGACGCATTGACTGCGGCGGAGGAAAAAATCAAGGAACTCAAAGAATCAACAGATAAAATGTTCGAACAGAAATTAGAGGCTGATCAAGCTCTGGTTTCTGAACGTGCCCTCCGTGTTTTTAATGAGGAAACACAGGAACTGACGGATGAGCAAGTTATTAAAACCGTTAAGCTCTGTGAGGATTTTGATGTTGATGACGCCGAAGAGTTCCGTTCAAAGGTGAAGGTTATCGTGGAAACGGTTGCCAATGCCAAACCGGAGGAAAAACCGGAAGACATAGTGGAAGAAGGCTTGAAAGACCCGAAGCCAGAACCCCACGAGGATGATGAAGTACCTCCGGGAGATAAGCGGGTTAACGCCGCAAAAGACAAACTATCCGAATTGCATTTCGGTTAGAGACGGTAACCCAAGAGAAAGTATTATAAATACTTTAAAACAACACCTTCACTATTAAAAGGAGATAAATAGATGGATGCCAAAGACCTTAAGCTCCTGATGGAAAAATGGGATGACGTGATTAATCACGAAGCTGTCCCGGAAATCAAGGGGTATCATAAACGTCAAGTTACGGCTATCCTGATGGAGAATCAAGAGAAGTTCCTTGCGGAATCTTCTTTGAGCGGCGACATCGCCAGATTCGAACCCGTTCTGATTCCTATCATCCGCCGTGTATTCCCCAACCTTATTGCCCATGAGATGGTGGCCGTTCAGCCGATGAACATGCCATCCGGTCTGGCCTTCGCCATGCGGTATCGCTACGTAGGCGATGATGAGCCAACCACCGGAGTGCCTTCAGCCCCGGCCGACCCATCAAGTGGTACACGTGGTGAGCCCACGGATAATCCGGTTATCCTGACGTTGGCCGATGCAACACTTTTTGTGTACGGAACACCGGTTTCAACTACGGGTGATGCGGCCACAGGTGTTGTGGCCTACAAGGAAGGTAACAACGTTCTTATCACGACAGTGACGGGTGTTTTCGCCGCTGGTGATGATATTGATGATGCCCTTACCTTCGGGGCCGCCGCAACAACTGTTTCAGCGGTTTACACCAACGAAGCCGGGTTCAACTTCATTCTGGAGGGCTATTCCGGTTCGTATACCACAGCAGAAGCTGAAAAGCTCCGTAAGGATATGCGTGAGCTTGGTCTGAGTGTTGAGTCCACACCAATTACCGCCAAGTCACGGGCGCTCAAGGCGCAGTACAGCGTTGAGTCGGCACAAGACCTGAAAGCGGTTCATGGTCTGGACATTGAAAGTGAACTGGCAACCGTGCTGGCCTACGAAATCCAGCAAGAGATTGACAGGGAGCTTATCGAGGTCATTGATGCTCAGGCGGAATTGAACTATCCAGTTTCTTACGACATCAGTTGGGATTACACAACTGCTGATGGTCGGTGGGAGCAAGAAAAATTCCGTGGTCTGTATACTCGTTGTGTAGCGGCCGCTAACCAGATTGCCACAGCCACAAGGCGTGGTGCTGGTAACTTCCTCATCGTATCCAGTGATACGGCGACTATTCTGGAAAGTCTGAACAACTTTACTGCTTCGCCTGTACAGGAAGACGTGAACGCCATCTCAATCGGCGTGGCTGTCATCGGTACAATAGGTGGACGCTTTAAAGTTATCAAGGACACATTCCGGACAGACCCGAACATCCTTGTCGGATATCGTGGTGGAGCGGTCAGCGACGTGGGCGTAGTTTACAGCCCGTATGTACCACTTCAGATGATGCAAGCTGTTGAGCCTGACGGCTTCCAGCCCCGTATCGGCTTCAAAACCCGTTACGCCATCACCACTGACTTCGGTACTGAAGATTCACGTGATTACTACCGTAAGGTAGAGGTTGCAGGAATCGACTGGAGCGCAATGATAGCATCAACATAAACCACCCCAGCGCCATAAAGTCAGCCAAAGGCCCCCCAATTTGGGGGGCCTTTTTTATTGTAACAAAACTGTTTGGATGTGTTAAAGTATTATAAATACTTAAAAGTTGCATTAATATGGTTAGTTGCACCCGTGTGCAACTTGTCTAATTAATACAACTTGACTAGATGAGCCAAGTCCTTAATTTAAACAAGGAGAATTATTATGACAGGCAATTTTAGATTTATTGGTGATCGCCCCATGAACCTACGGGGTCGTGATGGTCTGGTGTACTCTTTCAAACCCGGTGATATTACGGATGAACTTGCATCAGTAGTTGTCAAGTTCCCCCGGCTCTTCTCAGCAATTGAAGAAATCGTGGAGACTCCAGCACAGGCGGAAGCTTTGGCCGAAGTCACACCATCAATTCCTGTAGTAGAAGCTGATGGTGCAGGAGAAGAGGGAGCGCCAGAGGTGTTGACGGATACCGACCCGGACGTGCCTACTGCGGAATCTAACCTTCCCACAGGTGCGAAAGCTGATGGTGCAGGAGAAGAGGGAGCGCCAGAGGTGTTGACGGATACCGACCCGGACAAATCTACTGTGGAATCAGAATTTCCCACAGGTGATGAGAATCCGAAACCGGAAAAGGAAGCTACCGTTGTTCCAGAAATTTTAACTGAAGTAACCGATCCTTCGTCTGGAAAGGGTATTATAGACGGGTTACACACGGGTATACCTATGAATATTCTCCGTGAGCTTGGTAAAGAACTGGGCGTAAAAACGGGCCATGTTTCCAAGGAAACTCTCATCACCTCTATCAGAGAGGCAAAGAAAAATGAGAACCCTTAAAGACATCAACAAACTCATTCAGGAAGCGGAAAAGAAGGAAAAGGAAGATAAAAATCCTAAAGACCCTTCTGATGTTGTCACACAAGATGACGCTGACAAAACCTTAGAAGAGCCTGAGCTTGAAACTGACCGGAAGACGGAGAAGGAAAAGAAGACCGCCGGGAAAGTTGCTGACAAGCAGGATGAGCTTGATAAGATAAAGACCAAGGATGATTCTGCCAAAACGAAGGGTAATAAACCCTTTATCAAGGTGAAAGAATCTGATGAGTCTCTTGATGAAGAGGATATCTCCGATGAAGAGGTGGAAAGTATCCTTGACCAGATTGAAAAGGGTGAGCTTCCTGATGATATTGATGATGAGGAAGATGAGGAAGAGGATGAGGATTCAGATTGGGCGGAGTATATCGAACTCAGCGAAGATCAGGATTATGAAGACATCATGGAATCATTGGAAGAACTGGATGAGGCCATTATCCGTAAGCGGGTATTCCGCCGGACAAAGACTGGCGCTATCAGGAAAGTTTTGAAGCTGGTTTCATCCAATCCCCGGTCCAAGGTTGTAGGGGGAAAAGAAAGACCCATGTCAGCCACGGAAAGGCGTAAGAGGGCAATGGGTGCTAAACGCCGTGGCCGGAAAAAAGGTCTTATGAGGAAAGCGGCACGTAGAGCCAAAATGACCAGAAAGTCCAGATTACGTATGAAGGGGTAACCCCCACAAGAATTAATTTTAAGCACTTTTCCCAACCCCCCGCCATCTTCATTGATGCCGGGGGGTTTTTTCATATAAATACTTAAAACTAAGGAGGAACATTGTGACCAGAAAATTTAAAGACCTTCGAAACATTCTTGAAAAGGTTGGCGTTGATGAAGAAACTATTGATGAAGCCGCCGCCGTCGCCGCATTGTTTGATCAAGATAATGTTGCCAAAAAGATGCATGATATTATGTCGGACACGAAAGAGGCTTTACGCCGAGTTGATGATATCAAAAAGTTGATCATTAAGATGGGCGGTGGAAATGTTGGTGGAGATACGATGGTAGGAAGGGCTATATCTTCTCTGGAAAAAACCATGAAAACCATCCAGAAAGACACAAAACCTTTTGCCAGATATTATTAAAGAGGTGAACTATGCAACGTGTCAATACTGTCCAAGAACTGGAGCAGTACGTCCTACGAAAATTGGGTTCTCCACTTATCAACGTTGAAATTTCTGAAGACCAACTTAGAGATGCCGTGGATGATGCTCTCCAATATTTCATGGAAGAGTCTTATGAGGGGTCTGTAGAGAAAGTCTATCTTTTAGATACTTCCGTCAAGGCCACTGAGTATGACATGCCGTCCAATATATTGGCGGTTACTCATATGGTGAGGTGGGGTGATGAGAGTACCAGTCTAGGAGATTCAGAAAACCTCTGGAGCGTATCTAACATCCTCCTTGTAGACGGTCTGTTGGACCCGTCTTTGGTTGCAGGGTCTTTGGGATATATGCAGACAGTCAATGAGTATCTGGCCAACCTGAAATACATGTTTACGTCGAACAGACAAATATTTGATTTTAGTCCAGCATCAGGAAAAGTTTACTTCACAGAAAAACCTCCAGAGAACGTTACTGTTCTTCGGGTGATCGAAACCATTGATGGAACGGATGCTCCCAACTTGTACAACCACAGATGGATTAAAGCTTACTCCATTGCTCTGGCCAAGATTCAATGGGGCGGTCATCTTTCCAAGTTCACCGTAACAATGCCCGGTGGTACAACTGTTAATGCTGAGGCAATCAAACAAGATGGTGAAGAGAAAAAGAAGGAGTTGGAGGATGAACTGTATGACAAATACAGTGCCCCGGCCGACTTCATCATGATGTAAATAAAAGGAGCAGTAAATGAAAACAAAATTTGCGGATATTAATGATGCAATGTCTCATGTTCAGGGTGCAAAGGTCTTAATGGAGTGTTTGGAATGTCGCAAGAGCTTTAACAAAGCCAACCCAAATGATCATACCAAATGCCCCAAATGCGGAGACAATAATGTCAAGGTTATGGAAGAAGTGGTTCCTAAAACGCCTGTAGAAGAGGCTTTTGATTTCAAACTCAAGGACATGGTGTTTACCGCATGGGAACAAGCCAAGAAGGTTGGAGAAAAGAAAGCGCAACAGGTTCTTGGCAAACTTTTGAAAAATGCTGGATACGGTGACCTACTGGAAGGTGAAGAGTCGGAAGAGGTCATTGAAGAGGCCAAGATAGAGGGGAGTTTAATCAGGGGAGGCAAAAAGGATAATATGAGAATTAACAAAGTGACCGTAAAAAAGAATGGCCTCTTTTTTGATATTTCTCATCTCATCGGAACTTCCATCGAAGATTCTTTTGAGGCTGACGTAAGTCTCAAGCAGATGGCCAAGTACGTAAAGTAGTTGAAAGTTAATTAGGAGCCCAAATGCCCCTGAAGTGGCCATACCGAAAACCTGATACCTTCGATTTTTACAGGGACCGGGTACAGAACGAAGCCGATCTCTTAGAATCTTTGATGAATGAGGTGGTGGAGAAGTATGGCATTCCAGCCAAATATCTCCCGGCCACCCGAAGAAACGTAGATCAACTTCTGGGTGATAACCTTGACACCATCTTTGACACAGCGGTTGACGTAGTTCTTTTAACACCAGAGGTTAACGGGTACGTGTCAACGGAATTCATGTTTAATAAGTTTGGTTTGACTGATCGGGACGAGATCACTTTCACAGTTGTCCAAACCCAATTCGATGAAATAGTTGGACAAGTACCAGAGGTTGGAGACCTTATTTATCCATCACCCATCGGCCGTATTTATGAAGTAAAATTCGTAGAGGATGAGGGTGATACTTTCTTAACTCTTGGAAGATTTTTAACCTATCAGTTCCTATGTCGTGTCTGGATTTATAGCCACGAAGACTTGCAGACAGGGGTGCCAGAGGTTGACCAACATGATGGCCAACTTGATAATCTCCGGCCGGGTGTTCCAAAAGATGATGATATTGCCAACGAGAAAATTCCTGTGGTTGATTACAGTGAAGATGATCCGTTTGGGGAGTTGGGGTAATGTCAGCGCAAGCTATAATTATAGAAGGAGATTGTCCAACTTGTAAAGGGTCTGGTAAGTTTTTTATGGGTATTTGTTCGTTTTGTAAAGGAACAAAAAGATATCAATATCGTATAATGGGACAATTTCTTCCTTATTTATTAACCGCAGTCCCGTGCGACTGCAACGAAAAGGACTGCTTACACCGTCCACAAACAGGAGGCTAAAATGGAATACAAAGGATTTCCAGATTGGAATTTTTCAACATCCCCGTTCCCACCTAAAGGGTGGAGGGCCAGATTAAAGTATTGGCTCAAAGGCGGAGATGCCCACCTTGCCATGTATCATGCGGGTTTTAATAGTCGGAAAGAGTGGTTCGCTGATCAGAAGGAGCTTGAGGAAGAGCGCCAACTAGATAGTGGTGGAGATGTTTCTGCTTCTGGCGGTAGTGATGTTGGCGGAGATGCTGGTGGCGATGCTGGTGGCGATGCTGGTGGCGATGCTGGTGGCGATGCTG